GGTTAGCCGTGGGTAGGTAGGCGCGAGCCCCCATCGTTCGTGAAACTCGGTCACGGTCGACCCTCCACAGCCTTACGCACTTCCTCGACGAAGGGGTGCAGGTTCCTAATACTCAACTCTTCATCCCATGCCGACAAAAACGCAAGGACAGCCTTCCTGAGCCGCGCAGGGTCAGGCGGTGCGCGGTAGGTGAGGGGCGTGGTGTCCTCAGCAAATAGCGCCTCTAGTTCGGCGATGGTGGGAAAGTGTGGTTTTTCCATGTGGTCACCAGTAGTTAGAGAGCGGATGCTGTGCGCGGCTAGAGCGGACGTTCGGCGGTGGCACTTCCCGCCAATCGACCAGCCCACGGCAGAACCACCTAGTCAATTTTCGCCAGAGTCTAAACCGCGACATATGGCCTCCGTAGTTGATAGCGTGCATAACGCTTGCCGTTGGTTGTCTCCGTCTTGCATTCGATATCCATACCCTCGCGGCGTAGGTCGGCGATCCGAGCGGCAAGCCTGAAGCATCCATAATCCTGGAGCGCGCCCAACGGGGTGAGCGACCGCCCTAGGATTAAGGCGGCGCGTATCTGGTCATTCTGCGACATCAAGCGGATCTCCTATATTGACTTCCTCGACATCCCAATCAAGGGTAGAGCAAGCCACATGACCGGCTTTCACGATGGAAAGGGCAATCTCTGCGGCTTCATCCTCATCCCTCGCGCCGACACTGACGACCTCTTGGACGGTCGCGTATAGAACTACGTCGAAGGTTCTCATGCGGCCTCCCCGCGATAATAGGCGAGCCAATCCCCTGCAAAATCCGAAAAATGCTTGCGTGAATACAGCACCCCGCTGCGCTCTCGTGGCGGCTTCAAGCAGATTTCCACGCGCTGCATATCGCTACGGTCTTGCGCGGCCTTTTCAATAGCGGCGGCCTGTTCCCATGTGTCGCAAGCAACAACTAGCACGTTGCGCTTGCCCTCAGAGACACCCCAACCGCTCATAAATTTGTCAGTCATGCGGACGTAGTAACGGCTCATAACATCACCCCTGCGGCAGTTGCCACCTCTGCGATGATGGAGTCAGGCGAGCGAGTGCGCGAGCGGTTCAATGACCAGTAACGGCCACCGATACGAACGTGCCACGCATGGATGTCTGCGGCGAGGGCTTCGATTACGAAAAACGCTTCATAATTTTCAGACCTTTTCCACTTACCGGGCGGCAATACTTCGAGCATTTCCCAAAATCGCTCCCGTGTAATCTCGACCGGGGCGTGGCAATAGGCGGCCATTTGCGCGTCGTCTATCAGTTTGCAAGCGTCATCGAATGGCAGTAGTTCCATGCTCGTGCGACCTTGTGCGCGTAGGTCTGCGAGCGTCTCTTTATCGTATTGAGTGCGGTATTCGCCCTCACACATGACGGCGATAGAGTAAAGATGAGTTTTGCCGACCTCATAAAAGGCCATTAAATTATTTTTTTGCATTGCTAGGTACTCCGAGAGTTAGTTGCGGCAATAGTCAACAAGGGCGGCGATACCGGCAGCGGTAATGCCACCGGCTCCGAGTGTAAATGAATCTATTACAATGGCAACACAAGCAAGGGTGAAGCCTACGAACACCAAAGAGTTTAGAAAACGAGTCATTTTGCAGCCCTCTGGTAGTCGCCGTGAAAGATGCCGACCGAGTAGCCTAACGACTTAACAGCCCACATCTTGGCGGCACGGTAGTCCTCACGCTCAACAGCGTTTAAAGCATCGGTGAGGCAGGCTCGCGCAGATGAATCCATCAACGCTCCGTTACCGATATGTTTGCGGGCGAAGATGATTGCCTTATTTGCTTCTGTGATCATTGCTAAATGCTCCGTGTTAGTTAGCAGTATTGCGCTACGCCTAAACGCTTGGCGTGTTCGTAAGCCTCACGCGTCTTAGACTCTTTCTTTGCCATATTGTGAGCGTTGGCGAAAACCGAGCCGCCAAGTCTGTCCTCTTGGCGTAAGCAATACTCGTAACGCTTGATGGCTTCGCGTTGCTCTTTAGTCAATCTGGTTTTCATTGCTAGATGCTCCGTTGGTAGTTTGGTCTCGTCAGTAGCAGCGTGACTGCTAGACGCCTCGCGGCGTTTCGACCTGTTAGTCTTCGAACACAATCCGAAATCGCACGTTTTTCTGCGTATCGATCACTGTGTAGCGGTTTGGCGTTAACAGGAACGCCTCCATGTTTTCCATGAGGAAGTCGAGGTCGGCGTAGACCGCGACTAGCGCGTCCTCGCCGTCCTTTTGGGTGACCACTGCATATCGATAGCCTTCCGGAATGTTCATGCTGTTCTCCTGTTAGTTGGTCTTATCGTTTTGTCTGTCAACGATTGCATTACACCATGTATTGCCTATCGTGTCAACACAAGTTACATGACTACGATGCTATGCAATATTGACAACTAATAGAGCGTAAAAGGTTAGTGAACATCGAGGGGTGATTACTTACGTCGAAATTACTGAAAAATAAGATGTTTCGGAGAATGTAAGTAAAAAAGAGGGTTTCTAGCCTGATTCGTAAAATTGTCCCGTATAAAAAACTAACTTGAAAAAAATGACTACTTACTGACATCACTAACAGGATCACCCTTTCCGCCTACCTTGTTGCACCCACGCAACAGTACCGTTGCACAAAAACCACAGTCATGACCATGTTGCATCTGCGCAACGTGTTGCATCTACGCAACATCTGCGCATTGCAAACGATTCGCTTATGCGTAACGATAACCATTCGCAACTGCTAGTGATTAGCATTGGCTAATGGAAATGAGAATGATTATCAAAGGGGGGGTGGGGCCATGGGTTGACCGGTCACGATTACGATGCCCCCACAAAAACTTTTTTATTTTTTTTAAACTCCGCTAAACTTCTCTTTGCAACGTCTGACCAGATGCGCTGGTAGCGACCGAGAGGTAACTGAAGCAGGACGCTCCATCTAAGGCACTAAACGTCTTTCTCCCTAGACGCTTCCGCCTCGGCACACAGGCTCCACGGTTGTTGGAGATCGCGGCCTCCCGGCAGGATCACCCTGCACGTTGCCCTTCCTTCCTCGCCAAACCTTCTGTTACAGTCTCGGTATGCCGATACAGATGTCTGAGGCAGAGTGGTTAGAGTTTGCTGCCAAGGCTTTGGTGTGCCGATCTTGCTTCTGGGCTGCTCAGGTGACTAAGGTTGCTGATAAGGTCTGGTGTGCCCATGCCACCCACCACGGCTGGATGTCTGACGTTCCCGCCTGTTCTGGCAAAGAGTTCCGGTATGAACCTCGTAACAGAATCCTTTAAGTCCATTCCTTTTAAGCCTCGGGAACTAAAGGCATCGCCGGAGGTTCTAGAGAAGATTTACAACGCCGCTAAACTCGGGCTAAAGGGTGACGCCTTGGCCTTTGCGGCTGGGTTGCTGCCCGTCGAGTACCGTAGACTCTGCCAGTTAGATAACGCGGCTGCGGTCGCTGAGGGTAAAGGTCGTGCGGACTCTGAAGTTGAGGCAGCGGCTCAACTGCGCTCTGCCGCGCTTGAGGGAGATAGCAAGGCAGCCCTCGCCCTGCTTACCCACCTTCACGGATGGGTCGCCAAGCAGCAAGTACAGGTCGATATTAAGTCGCAAATTAGTATTGTCGCCGCGCTGCAAGAGGCAGAATCTCGCGTCTTGGCGGGTCGCGTATTTGACGCTACACCGGATCAATTAGCGCATGAGGCTACTGAGCCGCTAACCCTGAAGGACGAACGTGCAACAGCCAATCTATAGCCCCGAAGAAGAAGAGTTGCTGATGAGCAAACTCTGGTCGCCCACGATCAAGGACGACCCAGAGGCCTTTGTGCTACTCGCTTTTCCTTGGGGCCAAAAAGGCACGCCACTCGAACACTTCAAGGGTCCGCGTAAGTGGCAGCGGGGAATCCTGCGCGACATTGCCCAACATGTTGCGAAGAACAAGACTGCCACCTCTTACGAAGTCCTGCGTATGGCAACGGCTTCTGGGCGCGGTATCGGTAAGTCTGCGCTGGTATCCTGGCTTATTCTCTGGATGCTGAGTACCCGGATTGGCTCAACGACCATTGTGTCGGCTAACTCGGAAGCGCAGTTACGCTCGATCACATGGGCAGAAATTACTAAGTGGGCAGCGCTGCTGATCAACTCGCATTGGTTTGAGATTAGCGCCACCCGCGTGATGCCTGCTAAGTGGCTTGCCGAACTCGTTGAGCGTGACCTTAAGAAAGGTACTCGTTACTGGTCCGTTGAGGGTCGTCTGTGGTCCGAAGAGAACCCTGACTCGTATGCCGGTGTCCACAACTTTGATGGTGTGATGGTCATTTTTGACGAAGCCAGCGGTATCCCTGATCCCATCTGGTCGGTGACGGCAGGCTTCTTTACGGAGAACACCCCGCACCGTTTCTGGATGTCCTTTAGCAACCCCCGTCGTAACGAGGGCTACTTCTTTGAGGCGTTCCACTCTAAGCGTGCGTTCTGGAACACCCGCAACATTGACGCTCGCACCGTTGAAGAAACTGACAAGTC